GCTTCTGAAACTGCACAGACAGCCGCCGAAACTGCACAAGCAGCATCAGAGGCAGCGCGTGATCTTTCGCAAACCTATGCGAACCAAGCTTTCCAAACAACACCAACCGTAATCCAGCAGGGGATTATTATATCCCAGCTATACGGTGGCCTTTTCAACGGGAGTACCCTAGATGCCTAATATATCAGTAGCAGACCAGCAGTCTTTAGCCAACGAGCTATCTACACGACTACAGGGTCTGAACGCATCCACACCAAATGCTGACTTAGTTTATCTAACTCGCATGATAGAAATTTTTAACGGCAATGCGAACCTGAGTGCCGTTTCTTCCGAAGGTACAACACAAATTAATGCTGTTGTCGCCCAAGGTAATACTGAAGTCAGCGAGCTTCAGACAGAAGGTTCAACTCAAATTGCTGCCGTACAAGCAGCAAGCGCAACAGAGCAAGCGGCTCTCGGTGGACTACAGACGAGCATTACGTCAGCGTTAAACGCTTTTCAAATGTCTCCGTCCAAAGTCTTTTTCCTATCACAAAGTTAAGAGGATAATATGGCAAACGGATTATTAGGAAAGAAATTAGTCGGAAGCCGCGACACAGAAGTTGTATATACTGTACCTTCTGCGAAAGTGGCTACCTTTAACGTAAACGTATTGAACGATGGTGCAGTAGCAGCCAACGTAAACGTGTATATCTCAGACAAGACATACCAGACAGGTGACTTCGTAAATTACGACGCAACACCTTCTGATGCTTCTGTGGTTTACACAACAGCAGATGCAGGGAACACGCTAGATTTGATCGGTCACAGAACCGAAGTTCTTGTTACAGACATGAAAACAACGCCAGTCGAACCAGCGTCAGCTAACACGGCTTCCACGCCAATCGCTGCAAAAGAGATATTAGCGTACCAAACTAAGCAAACAGTTGGCGGTGTAGACTATCATTACATGGTTCAAGATACCACACGTCTAGGAAACCCAATCTGGTTTCATAGTGGGACAGAATTAATATTAAGATCGCCTGACAATGGCAGTACTTATGACATAGACAACTATGTAAATGACAGTGGTAGCGCAGCTAATTCAGCAAGCAACTACGGCATGACAGCAGGCGATAACATTCTTTGGGCTACGAACGTAGACGGCCCCTTCGCAATGGCGTACGTACAAGGTGTTCCAGGAAGTTCTGGTTCTCTTGTGAACACAATTGCAGACTGGCGAGCAGCAGCAGCTACCTACAACACTGCGTTTACTTGGGGTCTAGGCGCTATCACAAAGATTGCTGGTGTCAAAACTAATGAAGAACGTTTCATTGTTGGTACTTCAACAGGTTTCAACTACATATCGAACGACGATACGCCCGAAGCACAGGCTGAGTTTACATCAAACTCTATGTCACCGCCAACAGGTGTAAGCGGTCACATGATTGGTGCGGCTGCAATTGCTACAGACGCTACAGACGGTAAGATTTACATAGCTTACTCAGGTGGCAAGGTAGCATACGCAGATTACACAACAGCTTCACCTCTGCCCACAACGGGTTACACAGTATTTGACTTCCCATCAGGAGTTACGAACGCCATGGTTGTCGATGTTCGAGCCGAAGGTACTAACTTCGTACTCGTAGTATCTGGCGGTCAAAAGTACAGCACATCAAACCTTGGGGTTAGTTGGACACAATCCAAGCATTACGCCAAGCAGCCAATCGGTATAAAAGTTGCCAGCATAGATAATCAGAACAGGTTTATTGAAGGCGCTGTTACTGGTGCAGTTGCAGAACTTACCTTTGTTAGAGGTCACACATATCGTATCTATCAGATGGACACTAGCAACAACGGACACCCTCTGAACTTCTCAACTACTGCGAACGGCACACATGCTGGTGGTACGGCGTACACAGACGGCATGATATGGCAAATGGGTAGCCCATCATCTACCAGTGACTACACATTAGTCACATCAACGGTAGCAGATTGGAACACCAACCACGTAACGTACAACGGTCAAGCAAGAGTAATCGAGTGGACAGTACCGTCAAACGCACCAGACACACTTTACACATATTGCTCCAACCACTCAGGCATGGGCCAAGCCGTATCAATCGTGGACGAGCCATCTACTGCACCACACGATGACCAAACACTGCTTGTTACGAACACCATCTGGACAGACACAAATGGTGACGCAAATCGCAAGTACGATCTTTTCTTCAACGGCGAAGACTACATGCGTGAAAAGCGTTTCTTTGAGCTTCCTCAAGGAGACAAATTCGATAAAGCTGAAATCGCCTCAAATGAAATCTTAGAGCGTACTGGCATCATGGCATCTGCTGGTGAACAGCTTGTGGTTACTACAGATCAAGACAACATCATTGTGCGAGTGTATGGCATAGAGGAATAATAGCATGGCTAAGAAAAGACGTTCATATAAGATAAGCAGTGGCGACTATAATATAGCTGGTGGTGCGGCTACTACTGCGGCTTCTACTGCGGCTGGTGGCTTTGTGAAGATAGCTAAAGGCCACCCTAACATAAACAATGCTTCCCACGGTGGGTTTATAGAACCTGGTGCTACTGTAAAAGTAATGATCGATGTTGGCGTAAGTATTCCTACAATAGATCAATACTTTTACATAGATAATGCGTTTGAAACCGCGTCTGGTCAAGTTACCTATGAAGCTATTGCACCTACGACGGGATTACCTTCTGGTATTTCGTGGGCTGAAAATAGCGACAGCACCGATCAAGATATGGGTGAGGCTCGTTTTTACGGCACTCCTAGTAGCGGCACTGAAGGTAAATATACTTTCAAGGTAAAGGTAGATTACCCTTATGGTCGCACCGATGAACAAACCGAATTTACCTATGAACTTGAAATTGTACCTACTGGTACTACGCCTACTTTCCCAGCCTCTCTTGGAAATCAAATAATTCGTAATACTACTGGCGAACAAGATATCCTTGCTGCTACGACAACCAGTTATGCAACTCCTGTTTTTACTATGTCAAACATATCTGGATTTAATAGTGCCGTAACACCACAAATAGACGCGGCTACTGGTCGAGTTTATCTTACAAATGTTGGTGACATTGTGGCAGCAAGTTCTGCACACAGCCTAACGATAACAATAGATTTAGGCTCATACGGAACAGTATCCAAAACTTATACTGAAAATATTGCATACGGCGACCCTTACGGCGCAAGATACTTCGGGCCGAATAATGCTAACTTTAATCCACAAAACACTCAAGATAAATCTGCCGATCAAGCTACTTCAGATAACGCTTGCAATCCACTTAAATCTTCTGGTGCATTAAGACGTGTTCATGATGTAAATGATGACACTTCTCCCTATTTATATAATGATGGATATGGCTGTGCTTGGGGTTCACACTATGCCATAAATTACACCACCCAATCCTATTATGACGATTTGACAGGTGCATCAGGTTACGCAAAACATGGCTACATGGGCTTTAATGCCGATAATAGTACTTGGTGGTGTGCTGGCAGTAACTATCAATTAGTAAAGTTTCGCTGGACAGTGCCAAGTGGAGTTACATCCTTTTGTGCTGTTGCAGTAGGCGGCGGTTCTGGGGGTGCGTACAATTGGGCCTCCGACGCAGGCGGTGCTGCTGGTCTTGCTTGGATGAACGGTATTAGCTGTTCTCCAGGAGATGTGTATTACGTCTATGTTGGCTTGGGTCGTCAAAGTGAAAGCAACGTTTCAAGCTATGGTGCTGGATCAAGTTTCATAGTCAACCCTAGCGGTCAAACTGTTATATTCGGTGAATGTGGTGGCTACACTGGCTACCAAACCTCCAATCCTAATGGTCAGAAAACTTGGTTGGACCACACTCCAAATGGCCTTGATTATTGGAACAAAGGAAGTGGTTACGGTGCAAACGACAGTCGTGACGGTGGTGGTTATGCAGTAAACACTGGTCTCGGTTCTTCTGTAAACGGCTTTCACTATGGTGGCGGTGCTGCTTACTATGCTGGCGGTAGCCGTGTTGGAATGGGTGCGGCTGGATATAGAGGTAATCAAGATAGGGCTGGTAGCAGTGACCGAGGTGTTAGAGGCGGCGGTGGTTGCGGATACAACTATTCTTCAACTTATGGTCAAGGAGGCGGCGGTGGCGTTGGCCTAGATGGTCAGGGTTGGAGAGGCGTAGACGGTAATGTTAAACCAAGATCAGATATTAATGCTGGTTCTGGTCTAGGCGGTTCGTCTGGTAATTGGACTTCATATAACAATAGCTCTGCTAACTTCTACGGCGGTGGAGGCGGTGGTTCGGGCGGTACGCGAGGTGCATGGGGCGAGAACCAATTCACAGGCCGAGAAGAACGAAGCGGGGGCAATCGCGTCCGTGTTGGCGGTACGCATGGCGGTGGAGGCGGTGGTTCGGGAACTTCCAGCGGCGGCGGCAACGGTGCTCCTGGGGGTGTACGTATCATCTGGGGTGAGGGCGCAGATGGTACGCCACGATCCTTTCCGTACACATACTGCTCTGAGAACCCTTCGATGAAATATAACGGAGAAAGCTAATGGCTGTTGATAAAGAACTTCTTATGAAAAACATGAGGGCGGCTAGAGATGATAAGTTAGCAAAGAGTGACATAGAAATAATCAAGCTCTTGGAAAACTCAACAAGCTACTCTGCATACAATACAGCAAAGACTGATTGGGTTGCGTATCGTACAGCGTTACGCGATCACCCAGCCAGTTTTCCAGACGACATAGAAGACGATTACAGTAACGTTCCAGCTATGCCGTTATCACCAACTGAGACTGCTGCTGAAGCAGTAGAGGTAAACAATCTTCCAGACGGAGACTAACATACACTATGAAATTTATTACTTACACTGACGTTGAAAATCACAAACATTTTTTCGATCCGACTACTGTTAAATTTACCATGAGCATACCTCTTGGTATTTTGGACGAAGCAGGAAAACCATCGGAGGGTTGGGGATGTAAAGTTTGTCTTGGCGACCATATTTATATAATCGCTAAAGAAGAACCAGCTTCTCTAATAGCAAGGGTCAAAGAAGCAAATGGGGTTTGAGAACCCTTTTAGCTTTCCTATCTTACATGAAATCATAGACGATGGGGAAAAATTAGCTGACGATCTGTGCGAGTACGCTTATGATTTGCGTGACCAAGACCCTAACGGAAAGCTTATAAGTCATGCTTGGCATAACTTTGAACGAGCGAAGTCACCCGAAGATTACAAAAAACATGGTTACACAAGTCATGGTAGATTTAAACTGGACGAAGATAAACGCTTTGATCCAATACATCACGCTATCGTTAGGCAGTGTCAAAAGTACACAAACGCTTTAAATACAGACCCGAAGTTTCACCTTACAAATTCTTGGGTTTCGATTTATGGTCATGGTCATTTTGCACCAGAGCATATTCACGGCTTTGCTCATTTAGCTTGTGTGTTTTATGGAGCAACCTCAGAGGGTACTGGTGAGATTGTTTTTCGCAATCCAGCGGCATCTTCTTACAATATGATTTATGGCAATGGCTTTGCATTATGGAATGATAAGTACACCCTTAACCCTAAGAAGGGCATGTTAGTTGTTTTTCCAGCGCATATGGCACATTTCACCAATCCACACATGGCAGATGAAGATAGAATAATTCTTAGCTGCAATGCTGTTTTTGACGACTGCATGTTTTGATAGAGGACGACATTTAGAGGATAATGTTAGTCGATATTTTATTAATTGTCTTTGTTTTAATTTTGCTTTGGACGGTTTGGAAAGACGATAAATAAGGACGACATGTAGCTGTATAATAAACATAATGCTCTAAAGGAGTTAGTTATGCCAGCAGCAAAAAAGAAAGCTTCCAAGAAATCTATGGCCTGTAACAAACCGAAGCGTCAGGTTTCGGGCGGCAAGAAGTTTGTTGTGAAAGCCTGCGCCAATGGCAAGGAAAAAATAATTCGCTTCGGGGATGCCAAGATGACAATCAAGAAAGGTACGCCCTCTCGAAAGAAATCGTACTGCGCTCGTAGCGGTGGGATAAAAGGTAAATCAAATAAATTGTCGGCTAACTATTGGAGCCGTCGTGCTTGGAACTGTTAAGGAGTATACCATGCCAACAGTAGGAAAGAAAAAATTCCCTTACACAAAAAAGGGTAAAGCAGCAGCTAAGAAAGCAGCGGCCAAGTCTGGTAAGCCTATGAAGAAGAAGAAGGGTTACTAATGGCTAAGACATCCAAAGAAGTTAAAAAGCTGGGTTTAAAAACTCAGACAGGAAACATGCAGCACAAAGACTGCCCGTGTACGCAAGGCTAAGTCATGCCAGCCAAGAAGAAAAAAACGGCTAAGAAAGACGCCTGTTATAGCAAAGTGAAAGCCAGATATAAAGTTTGGCCTTCTGCGTATGCAAGTGGGGCGTTGAGTAAGTGCCGTAAGGTTGGCGCTAAAAACTGGGGAAACAAAAGTAAAGGCAAAAAGAAATGAAACGTATGACACCAGCTCAAAAGAAACTTGCCGCCCAGTACGGTAACAAGAAGAAGATTACTCGTGGCGACGTGATAGCTGCTGCAAAGAAAAAGAAAAAACCTCGTGGCAAAAAATGATCTTCGTACATGGTTTGCTCAGAACGGCGGCAAAGGATGGATAGACTGTAAAACTGGGAAACCCTGTGGTCGTAAGAAGGGTGAAAAGCGTAAGTCCTACCCAGCCTGTCGGCCTACGAAAGCGCAATGCACAAGCGCAGCCAGAAAGAAAACAAGCTCCAAGAGGATCTCTTGGAAGAAAGGTAAGAAGTAATGCCACACGGAAAGAAAAATGGGATGAAGAAAAAGGGGTGCTCGCCTGTACGCGCTGGTAAAGCACCAGTCAAAAAGAAACCTTCAGGACTGAAGGTGAAAAAGTAAAGAAACAAACTCAACATGAACGTCAAGAGCAAAGTTAAAGACATAATTGAACTCGCAGAAAGTAAAGGTTGGAACCACGTAAACGAAGTAATGAGAGAAGAAATACTAACTCTCGCACTTGCAATGGCTCGAACCCAAGAAATGACGCAACAGCAGATGGACTTTCAGCGAGGTGCAATATGGGCAGCAGAGCAATTGCTTAATATGCCCGAACGGCTCATCCACAAACTAGAGGGTGAGCTTTCACTTGAAGAAGCCACGAGCCGCCAAGGCCGCTCAGAAAGGATAGACAATGGCTAGACAACCAGAAAAAGACGCAGATCAAGTAGCACGTATTGCTGCTTCACAAATGGGTGCGCCAGCACAACCAAAGCCAGAGACGAAGGAGGCACCAGAGACTGCACAAGAAAAAGCAGTTGCGGCTGCATCTCCTGAGACTGAAGGCGACAAGTCTCAAGCAGAGGCAATCATTTATAACGTGAAGATTGGCGATGAAGAACGTCCTCTTTCACCGTCACAAATTGCTGGTACGTACGAACGGTATCGTGACCTCAACTTCAAACAAGCGCAGATGAAACCTGTAAATGATCTTGCTAGCATGATTATGGAAAAGACAGGTCAAGGCCCAGAAGAAGCTGCTAAGTTAATGGCAGCAGGCTTAAAGGCTATGAGTAAAAATGCTCAGATGGGACAGGCTCGTCCAAAACAAGAAGGAGTAGCCCAACCAGTAGCACCCCAACAGGGTGATGCAGAGGCTTTGTCTGCCAAACTAAATGAAGAGTTTCAGAAGTACGAAGATGAAAATGCCATCTCGTTACCACCTGGGTTTCGTGAGATGAATATCGAAATAGCTGAAATGAAAAGAATGATGGGTCAAATGGTTAATATGAACCAGAACATCATGCAGCAAGCTATGGCGGCTGGTCAGCAAGGCAATCAATCACGAGAAGAAGCAATGCAATCTCGTGAAGATACTATAACCAACACGATACGAAACAATCTTGATAAAGCCCAGCAGCAAGCTGGCTTGCCTGATGAAGCTCTCGATGACTTTCGTGCGTACGCACTAGAGCGTGGGTATACTGCCGAAGACTTTGTGGACATGGGGCTTACGAACAAAGTCGTTAATGACTTTAAAAACCAAATGAACGCGCCAGAGTTCGAACGCATACGCGAAATGGCTAAACGACGTGAGGCATATTTACGCTCACAATCAGGTGGCCCTACTAGCCAAGCAGCAGAAACAGGCGGAGATGACACCCTTGCACGACTTGCACAGAACGCGATGAGCAAACGTATGGGTTAAGAAAGTCGCCCTTCGGGGCGATTTTTTTTACAAGTGGGACGACCACAATAAACTTTTCTGACAATATCAAATCAATATCGATTTGCGCTACGGCTCTTTTTTTCGATGTTATATATAGGGACGAAGGATTTTCGCGTGATTGTACCGCGTGGTCATTAGTACCTCGAAGATAGTAACTTAACCTAGAAGGAGACTAGCAATGGCTGGTATTCAAGGACTTCGGGGAACAGGTCAGTTTACAACGGACTTCCGCCCGAAAAATTACCGAGAGTTATTCACACTCTTGGAACCAAATGGGAACGCTCCCTTAAACGCTTTGTTATCAATGACTTCATCAGAAGCCACGGATGACCCAGAATTTAAGAACTTCAGAGATGAACTCCCTGCTCGTGCATTAGTAGTCAATGGTGCTGTAAACAACAGTGCTACGTCTATTACAATCACTAACAACAATGCAGGAACTTTTGCTGTAGCTGGTTCACTTATTGTAAACTCAGCGACTAACGAAGTTATGCGTTGTACTGCCGACAGTACTGCTACCTCACTAACAGTTGAGCGTGGTATTGGCGGAGGCGCTGCTGCAATCGATGATGGTGCAAATCTATTCATCGCAGGCACAGCGTACGAAGAAGGTGCGACATCACCGACTGGCATCTCATTTGACGCCAGCGTGGCTTCGAACTTCACACAAATCTTTCGTACGGCATTTACCGTAACCGAAACTTTGCGTGCGACCAATCTTCGTACAGGCGATAAAGAGGACGAGATGGCTACGAAAGCTCTTAAACTGCACATGCAGGATATTGAGCGAGCAATGTTCTTCGGTAAGAAGAATGAAGCAAATGCCTCTACTGCTCAACCAACACGTATGACAGGTGGATTAATTAGTACCATCACAAACGTAAATGACCGTGCAACAGCTTCTGGCGTTATGACAGAAGATCAGTTTGACCGATCATTGATCGAAGATGTTTTCGCTTTCGGAAGCAATCAGAAGATCATGTTCTGTGGTGCAAAAGTTGCAGGCCACTTGCAGAAGTTTGGTAAAGATCGCTGGCAGCCAACTGTAGTTGAGGGCACATACGGTGTGAACTTAACTCGCTATGCTACGTTCGCAGGCGACTTGATGGTGCATTTACACCCTCAATTCCGTCAGGTTCCAGGCATGGAAAATGCGGCAGTCATCATCGACTTCCCACACCTCAAGTACCGTTTCATGGAAGGTCGCGACACTCAGTTGCTACGTGATCGTCAGTCAAACGATATGGATGCTGTTAAGCACGAGTACCTTACCGAATGTGGTTTGGAACTATTGCAGGACAAAACCCATGCGTACATCAAGGGTTGGAACGCAACAGCTTAACTCCTCCCATAAGCTGTTTAAAGAAAGGGCTGCGCTTCTCGCGTGGCCCTTTTGTAATAAGGACGACTGAGCCGCAAATAAACTTCATAAATAAAGAGCAATTTTACGAGGAAAACTTTATGGCAAAAAAACGTGCAAGAAACGATAAGGGGCAGCTTATTGGCGACGACCCTAGCACCCCCGATGTAAACGAGGCATGGGTCGAGGAAGATAAATCTGAAAGCAGAGAAAAGGCTTCCAAGAAAGCAAAGTCTAAAAAGGCAGCCCCAAAACCTAGCGGAAGTGCTTTCACAATGTTTGTGTCAGCTAATCCTGAGAGTTCAGTTTACGACTTACGCATAGGCGAAACAAGAGTGACGGGTATCTGGGATGGCGCACGAGAACACGTAAGTTGGAGAGTTCCAAGTGACCTTGCTGAAATGATGATGAAACATCACTTTGTATGGTCAGGCCGCGTTATCAACGCAGAGGAAGATTAATGACAGAGAAGAGCGTACAGAAGCCGTTTGCGGCAGGACGGGGCGATCATTCGCCCTTAGAAAATCTCGTACGCTCTGCTCTGGTGCGTGCTGGTAACTTCTCACCATCGAGGGTTGATGGCGAAGTGATGATGCTAATGATTGAGCTTGCTAACCGAGTGATCGAAGACGTACGCCAACACCCTTATTGGGAAGGTGGAGACATTGATTACTTCAACGACATCACTGAAATCAGGGCAATCCCTGATATGATTATGATCGATGGTTTGACTGCTCACTATTTTATCCAGCAAGGCAGCGAGAAGGCCATGGTTTTCTTACAGTTGTATCAAGCAAACATGGCAAACATTCTTCACGAACGTGCGTACGGTAACAAGTCTTACCAGAGAAGCATTACCGATGGCGGTAGCAATACAGCTTACTGCCCACCATCCACGAAGAAAACCACAGACACTACAACGTCAAAGACATCTACGGCTACGGGTGGCAATCCATCTTCTGCCTCATCAGGTTCTTCTTCTAGCTCAGGCAGTTATTAATGTCACGACTATCGTACTCTCCAATAGCCGTAAAATCAGACAGCCGAAGTTACTTCGGCTTTCGTGGTATTGATAGATCGCGTGATATTACGGCTCTCGAAACAGAGAAGGATCAAAACTTTTGGCAGCTAGAGAACTGCTTTGTCGATTATCGAGGTCAGCTTATTCGCGACCCAGCCTTTTATCTACATAAGGGTTCTAATCGTTTTCCTGTAAAGTGCCTACGTTTTTACAATAGAGATGGAGTTTGCTTTGCAGAAGAAGATGCAGCAGGCACACACTTATCATCTGATCGAGGGCATGAGCTAAGAGATGCTTTTAAAAAAGATGCTGTTGTCTCGATGACAAACTTCCAAGGTAAAGTTCACGTCTTCAACCAAGATACAAGAATGTATCGATATGATGGGTTTGAGTTCTCGACATCTACTGCTTCTATCAAGCCTAAGTTTGGCGTTCCTATTCAGCGTCGTTTAGCAGTAGCTGGATTTAAGGACAGACCTACTACTGTAGAATTTTGTCGTGTTGATAATCCAGACATCTTTCTCGAAGAGGAAGCGCCAACTGAAGAAGTAACGCGTGCAGCGTTTATTGACATATCTAATCTTATTGGTACTGCCGATGAAATTGTTGGAATGGGTACGTTTGAAGCAAACCGTCTTGCCGTGTTTACAAAAGATCAGACGCTTGTTTACATTATCGATCCAGACTTTGAACAATGGCAACTTGATAGCAGGGCAAACTTACGTATTGGGTGTATAGCCCATAACACAATCGTAAATGCTGGATCAGACTTATTGTTCTGCTCTCGACGCGGCATCCACTCGATTATGCGATCTGAGCAAAACGGTATTACTATTGCTGAAGCATCGCTATCTGATGAAGTCGAGCCGTTATATCAAGAGCTTGTACGAACAACTCCTAATCCAGAAACAATATCTGCTGTGTACGATCCAGATACGCAGACGTATCACGTATTCTTTCCTAGAGCTGGCGGAAACCAAACGCAGCGTTTAAGCATGAACTTTCGTGCTGGGTACGAACTCGTAAACTATCAGCTTGGTGATACATTGTTACCGAGATGCGGTACTTTTCTAGGCGGCAGATTGATGTTTGGTACGGCAGACGGCGTATACGAAGCAACCGCCCGTACGTTCGTACAAGATACAGGTTTATCTGATCTTCGTAGATCACCGATGAACGCAGAAACTCCCGTGCTTTGGCTTGGTGATTTTCTCGGAACAAAAAGATGTCACACCTTTATCTGTCAAGCGACAGGTACGGGTCGGTTTTACATAGATATGACGGATGAAAATGGCTCCGACATTGGATCGGTGGAGGTGAACCTTGACCGTATTGAAGGCGATAAAAAGTGGGGCGATGCTCCGCTCGTTCAAGACTACTCTTTCCCATTTAACCATATCTTTCGCGGTATACGTTTACGTTTCCGTACTGAGGATAAAGACGTTGATACTGATGTTACAGTCATCAGTTTTGCATTTTTGCTACACAAGGAGAAATAAAATGGCTCGCTTAAAAGTCCTATATCCAGGCAATCATACGAGTTCAGGAAATATTGGCGCAGACATTGAAAACATTGTGCGTTATCTGAACTCATCAGAATTAGGTGATAATACCGTAGCTGAATTATTGAAGGTTCTCTTCGATGATACAGGCGTATTAATAGCGCCTGTAGAATTACGGAACGATAATATTAACGGTCTTGAGTATCGTGTTGGTAGTTACGTCGATGCTGAAACAGGCTGGAAATCATTGGCTACTGCTGCCGAACTGAGAGGTACTTCTGGATCGGACGTTGGCACAATCGGTGCTCCACTATTTTCTGCAAGACTAGACATTGTAATTAACGAGGCAGACAGTAGCGGTGCTATTGCGCACCCAACTGGCACAACGTCATTTAATTACATACATGAAGCAGCAGATGCGATTGTTATATATTTAAACGGCGCTTTGCTCGCGACGTCTGACCATAGTAATGATCCAACAGCTAATACAGTAACATTAAATGATGCTACTCAAGCTAATGATTTAGTTACTATCTATAAAGTACAGTCTGCCAACGATAGTGGTTTTACTCGTGAAGATGTTTTGGCTGGTATATCTCAGGCTGTGTTCCCGTTCGTACATAACGAAGATCAAAAAGTTCTCGTATATCGAAACGGCGTGCTTCAGCGTCAAGGCGGTACAAACGATTACACGCAGCAGCCTGCTAACAGTACGATCACGTTTACGAGCGCACTTACACAAAATGATCTCGTAACATTTATCATTGTTGAAGACACCTCTCAGGTACGTGTCTCTGGATTAATGACAGAAGATAAGTTTACAGATGCAAACGGATTTATACCTTTTTCTAAATTATCTGTAGCAGACGATGAAGTCCCACAACAAAAGATTAATGGTCTTTCGGGGTTACTAGCAAACCGAGGACGCGTGTACGTTTCTCCATCCGAACCGTCACCAGCAAATGCAGGCGATATGTGGGTGGATATAGCTGCATCACCTAACGTACTTAAATTTTATAATGGTACGGGTTGGCTGCTTACATCACCCGACACTGGTATCCCTGCGTTTACTACAACTAACGCGCTTCAGTTCCTACGTGTAAACTCTACGGGCGGTGGATTAGAATTTGCTAACGTAGACTTTACTGCTCTTGTTCCAAAAACTTTTATTGGAGCTGCTGATGGTGTTGCTGGCTTAGACGCAACTGGTCGATTACCTATTGCACAGCTTCCTGATACGTTTGCTACGCGTTCGTTCTTCTTCCAAGAAAGTGGAACAATAAACAACCAAGATTACGTGGTTACAAGAGCGTTCAAACAAAACGTACGGGTAGATGCTATCGCCGCAAAGACTACATCAGGCACTGCAAACATACAGTTAAAGATCAACGGCATTAACGCAGGGGATGTGATCCCAGTTAGCTCAACACTAACTGAGCAAAACTTATCTGCCTCAATCGCTATCGACGCAACTACTACATCTCGCGAAGTCGCGTTTACTGTTACATCAGCTAACAACGCAACAGACATTGAGGTGACATTGGCGGCTGTAATTACGAATGTCTGATCTAAATCTTACTGATCCCGAACAGAGGATTATGGACTATCATAACCAGTCTGTTTCCACTGGTAGGGTTGGTAAGGACAAAGACGGTAGACCAATGACGGTTTACTCAACGGGGATTAAGATCGAACGTGGCCCACACAAAGGCAAGTTCGTATCGGTTCCAGCATGGGTGCCAGAGGTAAACCCAAATAGACCATTAACAGAGCGCGAAGCGTTCGATCATTGGGAAGAAGAAATAAACCAAGGCATGTGGCCTTTATACGAAAGCGGTACTGAACTTAACCAACGATCTCAAGATATGCACAGGATAATGGATATGGATGGTGATACTATAAAACAAAACATGGAAAGCGACGGAAAGCAGTCTATTCATGTAACTCCCGAAGAAGCCAAGATCGTAAATGAGGTTGAGGCAGGCATGTCTCCCAAAAATTCGCCCTCTCTAGGTAACTGGCGATGGGCAGACATTCGACACATGCACCCAGTCGCAGGGAGTAAAGCCACTTTAAATCTAGGCTCACCAATGGGCACTTCGGGTATGGCTTATGTAGATAGTAAAATGAACTTGTCTACAGACATGCGAGGCAACAAAACACCAGAGCATCTTCAGAGAAAGCATGACGATATACGTTCGTACATGACTTCCGAGATGGCTAGAAATGCTATGGAAAGTTACAGGGCATCATTACCAAGAGACATACAAGATAGAATTGGCGGATCAGTTGCAGTAGAGCAGGGGCGAGATGGTATCTACAGCGTCTTGGTTGGAGATAGCGATACTGGATATTCTGAACTTTCGTATGGTTCAGATGAGCAAAGTTATTACGACGCTCTTTCAGACGTAAAAAAAGTATTCAAGCATATGTACGATACTGGCGATGCAAGATTAAACGCTGGCTTTCTTGGTCGGGCTGCGTCTGCTGAACTATTCGGTAAACGAAGTAATCGCGAACTACAGCAAGAAATGATGATGAATTACGAAGAGGCAAATAGATACATGCCTATAGATAAATCGCTGGCAGCAGAGGCTGTAAGCGCTGCCGACGAGATAGGTGACGAGATGAGAAGGCGTAATTTACGACCAGAAATTAACGGTCATGGATACACAGCTAGGGTAATGCGTAGAGATGCAAAGCGCCGTGCCCGTTTTATGATGGAATAGGGACGACTGTAGCATGTCTATTACCCTATAGTTTGTTGATTAACATAGGAGGCCAGTATGGCATTTAGTGACGTTTTTGGCCCGAACACGGGCATGTCAATCAGAACTCGTAAAGAGCAAGCTGCAATGGAAGCAGGCGCTGACGATATGGGTCGTGAGGGAGACAGCATGGTTGTACGTGCATCCCCGTTCACAATTAAACTTTTGCAAGACATTGGTGGTGCAGGATCATTTAACCCAAAGTCAGGGATGCTTGAGTTTTACAATATAGATGAAGCGGTACGTAAGGCTGCGAAAAGATACGGATAAGGTTCTGAATTGTCTTCATACACATACTCACACATTAAGCCAACAATAGAAGATGCGGCTGCTTTAGTTTCACTAGGAAGAGAAATGCACGAGGAAAGCTCGTACTCTGATTTAAAGTTTAGCCCTAGAAGAGTTTTGGAAACCTTCAACTGGTACTTAGCTGATGAAGACAAAACAGCAATCATAGCTAGAAAGGGTGATAAACCCGTGGGTTTATATGCAGGATACACAGCCCCGTATTATTTTAGTCAAGAAAAAGTGGCTAATGATGTTGCTTGGTTCGTAATAAAACCTCTTCGTGGCACCCGTGTTGGATTGCGCTTACTTGATATGTTTGAGGAATGGGCGCTAGGAAAAGGTGTATCTGAAGTTCGTCTTGGATTTACCACAGACATAAACCCAGAGGCGTTTGACCGCCTAATGCAAAAACGCGGATACGATCCTCTTGGACGAAACTACCGCTTGGAGAGAAAAAATGAAAAACACATTTCTTGATTTACTAGGATTATCGTACGCACCTCAGATAGCGTTTGGCAACGATAGCGGCGGAAGTAGTGGCAACAATAATTCTGGCGGAAGCAACAATAGCAGCAGTAGCGGCTACACTGGCTTTTTAGATATGATCGATGGTGGTGGGCCAGGAATGTCTGGTGACAGCTTTAGTACTCAAGATAACCGTGCTTTAGATACAGATGGAGACGGAAACATTAGTTCCTCCGAAGCGGTAGCTGGAACAGGAAGCGCCAACCTAGCTGGCGGCCTTGACGGAACAGGCTCAGGCAGCGCTACGAACACAGGCGGCAGCAGTGGTAGTGACGCTGAAACTGCACTTATACTTTCTGATCTAGATGATGACGCATTCTTTGCAGAGTTCGAGGCTGGTACTTCTGGTATGAATACAAATACTGGTAACGTGACTTCTAGTATTGACAGTAACAACGAAACAGCAGCTTCTTTTTATGATGCTAATGCTGCTACTGACAATGTATTAACAAACAATAACGTAATCACTACTGGTGGTGGTGGTGGCTCAAATACAGCAACCGCCGATACAAGCACGACCAACAACGACGACACGAATAATAATACTACCAACAACGATGACACGAATAATAATACTACTAACAACGACGACACGACTAATAATACTACAACCACTAACGACAATTCATTAATAGACGATCTGAACGATCAGATCGCTGCCTTACAGGATCAGCTTAACAGCATGAACAATTCTGGCGGTGGCAACACAATTGTGTACGAAGGGGCTGGTGATACGAACACGTCTTTGCCTGACGATTATCTTACAGAAGCTGATCTTGCTAAATACTTGGACAATCTCGATCTTGGTTCTAATGCGTACGACCCTGCTGCGTTTTTAAATGCGTATGGATTTGCGCTTGATCCAACAATGATGGGTAATCTTATACCCACGGTGCAAGGCAATAACGGTTTATTCGTAAGACGAGCCGTAAAAGATAGAGATACGGGCGAGATACGATACGTAAATGTGCCCATCGGGGCAGGAGCGACTGGTGGTAATCAAGGATTAAGCCAGTTTCAAAGGGAAAGAAGAGTAGGCTTCGGTAATCTCTTATAGGAGTTAAGTTATGCTTGACATGGCTATGGCAGCACTTTCTGGGTTTAATCTGCTCAGTTCGAATAAGAACGCCAAAAATCAACTTGCTGTACAGCAGATGCTTACGCAGGCTGAGATAGATCGCAATAACAAAATTATGGAGCTGTACGATCAAGGCTCCGAAGAAATGAAGCGCGTTATGTCAGAACTGTACGACGGTTTTGGCACCTACGACGATGTAAGCGTAGAGAACTTTAAAGGCATGAAGGATTACTTTTCTTTAGCCCGACAAGTTGAAGAAGCTGAAAATCGTGGAGAGATAGACGCAGAAGAAGCTCGTGACCTTAAATTTTTATTTAATGTAGAAAGCGACTTTAGAAACAAATCTCAAAGATACATGAGCCAAGGCGAAGGTCGTATATCAGATCAGGACGCTATCTTTGATTACAATGCACCAAGCACTTACGACTTTGCACAAGACATCGACAGTATCGCAAGCAAATTCATCAATGCTCGTATGGCAAACGCGAGAGGCGCAGCAGACCGTCAGTACTCTAAGGGTGCAGCAGACCTAGCGCGTCGTGGATTACTAAGCGATCAAGGTGGTCAAGGTATGGGCGGTGGTTCAACTCTAGAGGTTGAGCTTGCAAGAAGCGCAGCAGACATGGAGGCCAAAGCTCTTAACGAAGCAATGATTGCAGGCATGGATGACGCTCTTCGATATACGAAAGGCGTACAGGAAACCACTGCTGGCGAACAGCTTATGAACTTAACCGAGCGTAAGTTTGGTCAAGACCTTATTGCCAACGCATCTGATTACGCAACATCTCAAATCGATAATGAGATAGCTATGGGTAATTATGGACTAGACGTTTACGACAATTACAATAACGCTCGTACACAGGCAATTAGCGATATTGGCTCAATACAAAATTTACGCAACGACGCGGCTCTTAATGATTACCTTACTGCTCTAAGTACTATGAATACCCAGTCTGGTATCTTTAATGACTATGCCGCAAACCAAATGACGCTGGCAGCATCACCCTTTAAGTTTGCAGCAGATGGCGGTACGAGCGCTGGTTTCGGTAACGCATTAACATCAGCAGCAAATCTTTCTAGCTCATTAATCAGCAACGCACAAAGTGCAGGAACTGCTTTTGGGGATGCTATCGACAAAATACTAACAAACCAAAATCGTGGTAAATCATTAACGTAGGGCTTTAAATGTTTTTTGGACTAAACGAATTTAGCAAGGCTCTCCAACGGGGAGAAGAGCGCCGTAAGTCGGATCGCCTTGATAACGCAAAACTATACAATGATTTCTTGAGCGCCAATCCAGGTGCTACTGTTCAAGAACGTATGGACTACGCAAACAATCTGATTAAAGAAACAGGCGCTGGGTTAGGTGGATTACCATCAAAAGCCCAGATGCAGCGTAACTACGACAAGTACAAAAAAGAACAAGCTAAAAAGGAAGCAGAAGAAGCGCGTCTTAAAAAAGAACGTGAGCGCAAGATTGCTTTAGAGAACAGAAGATTGGCTAAAGAAATTGGTACTGACCTTGCCACTATGTACGGACAAGACAATTTCGACGATCAATTAAAAACTCAGTTCGAAGAGTTTGGCATTAACCCAGAGCTTATTCCTGCTGCTACAGCAAACGCTAAAGACGCTGCTTGGACAAAATGGAAAACGGACAATAGCGCTCTTATCCAATCGTACATGGATAACCCGACCAAAGAAAACCTTGAAGCCGTTATGACTGCTGCTGGCAATCTTTGGCAAGATGACGCGACTAACGCTTACAAAGGTAGACACAATACTTGGATTAAAACAAATACAAATAATTTTGCAATCGAGTTAGAAGATTTAGCTCGTACTGCTACGAGTGTTGAAGACTACAAAAGTAAGTTAGAAAGTTTAAAGTTAAAATACCCAGATGAGGCATATAAAAATGTCAACTTTGACAACTCAGACGAACCTGTTGTGGAAAGAAGAGGCGAAGAATACAGAAGTCAGCTCAATGATATTATAAATCGTAACATGAGTGTTGAGCAAACTGCTAGAGCTATTCAAGAACTCAACGAACGATATGACCAAAGAGTAGTCAGTGGAAATACGGGTGAAGTAAAAACCGCTAAAGAGTTAGTTGCAGAAGCACGCAACAATCTTGCGACAGCAGAGCTAGAGCAACTTCGTGGTATTACAAATCAAGAAGAATATGACCGTCGCAAAAAAGCAATAACAGAAAAATACGATCCAAGTGCCATTCCCGATTTTGGTGACATGGACAGTCAGATAGCAAGAAACATAAAAGAGAAAAATGACAAAGCGCTTGCATCTCTTACTAATGAAGCAATCAGATTTGCTCAACTTTCCAGCACTGAAGAGGAATACAACTCATTAATAGCTACGCTAGTTCCACCAGAAGGAGTGGAAATTGGGGCTGATACATTTCTTGCTGCCAACAACCTCTTTAAAAAGAGAATGGAAGAACAAGAGGCTGCACAAGTGCAAGAAGACATTTCGGCTGCACAACTCGCAGTTGAAAATTCAGACAACATTATCAAAAATGCAGTCGATGAAAACCTTACTGCCGCCGACGTTATCAAAAAGCTTGAAGAAAGCATCAGTAAAAGACGTGGACGAGATGTAAAGCTAGACCCAGCACAAATAAAAACTATCGAAGATCAGTTCGGTGGAGCGACACAAGAACTAACCGCAGAACTTAATCAGATAGCTAAATCAATTATGGGTGACAATGAAAAAGCTTTTATAATCGACAATACTAAAGAAAACTTCATTAATAACTTTGTAGAAGCACTAACAGCCCAAGGTATCGAGGATGCCGAAAATAGATTTGCAAGTATGGCTGAAACTCAGTTTAACGTTGCGCTTGATAAAATACGTGCTGCTGCTGACGTAAAAGAAATTGAAAATCTTAATACTGCTACCAACGCCATGGAAGATGGTTTCGGCGCAACAAGAGGTATTACAGTAGACCTACAAGAATTAGCTCAATATTCAGAAGATGTGCTCGGTAATGCTGCTGTGCTTGGAGATAGCAAACCCGAAGAAGTAGGAAGTCTTATTTCTGCAAATGTAAGCGGCTTCCTACAAGACATTGCTACTGAGTTAAATATTCCAATGTCTCAAGATACTGCCAAAGGTGTTGTCGATGAGCTTCTTAATATGGCTGTTAGAAAAGCCGAAGATGGCACTACTTTCTTAGACAACGGCAGGATAACTCGTGCGATGGTTAATGACGCTTTTAAAAATGTTCATTTAAAGGGCGCGTTTGCAGGCTCTCAGTACGCAGAGTTAGAAAAAGACGCTATGGATATAGCGCTTGCTGCAACAAAACTTAAAGACATTTCAGAGCTTTTGAATTTACCTAGAACCGATCAGAAGCGTTTATTGTTTCAACAGAATTATGCAAAGGCAAGAGATCAAGTACGCAAGAGCACATTCGACATACATCGAGGTAGCGTTGCAGACGATGTAGCTCCTGCCCAAACTGCTGTTGATAACGGCACTCAAGCTATGACTATAATTCCTGACGCCACTCAACTTGCCAGTGCTGCAATAAACCTGTCTGACCAGAACGCTTATATAGCAACTTTGGGTAGCGGTGGATCTGTTAGTGAAGCCATTGAAAAAATTAAAGAGGTTGGCTTTGGCCTTGAAACAGCAAGTAATAACTTGGACAGTGAAATCCAAAGATTATCTATGCTTCTTAAGTCTCCTCTATATAATCAAAACTTAGCTGAAGATCGCACTACTGTTCAAAACGAGTTGCAGTCTTTGAATGCTAAAAAACAAGAAGTAGATAATGCTATCAACTCTCTTTTTAATTCGGGTCAGCAACTAAAAGATAAAATAACACGAGGTAAGATTGCATACGAAGCCGAACAAAAAGCAGAAGTAGAGCGTTTGCAGCCTAATGAAATTACCTTACAGCAAAGCATTGAACAAAAAAGAAAAGAAAACCCACGTAACCCTCAATATACAAAAGAAGAACAAGAGTATCTTCAAGAAATCTACAGCCCTATAAATATAATCTCGCCTAATCGAGTGGGAAATCAAAATCCTACTCGTCGCGGCACTAGACCCTAAAAAGGACGACTTTACAGGGGGGTATCATTTAACTTGATTTCATCTGGTTAAATGGAGTACCTGATGTCAAAATTTGAAGAACTGTTTGCAGGGCTTTCGCCTACGCAAAGCGCACCCGACTATACAAGCCTAACTGGCAGCGAGCTGATAAACAACGGCTCATTCTTAGAAGACCTTCGTACATACTACAGTTCAAAAGGACAGACGTTTGCCAATACGTCTGACATGCTTGACGATTGGTATACCGACAATCGCTGGAAAGACAGTAACTTTATATCTGCTGGCCTAGATATGATGGAATATAACAATGCTGG